CAAAACCTTCTCCTTATAAACTTCAAGTGAGTTTGGGTGTACCGTAAATATGTCGATCTGTTTACTCATTTTTTTGAATTTTCAATTGCTTCAATAATGCAAGAAATTAGGTAGCCGTAATCAAAATCGAAATTTGATCTTGCTCTGATAAATTGGGCTGTGTCCTGTGCCAGGTTTACAATTTCTTTATCCGTATCTTCCATATTTATTTTATTGTGTTATATAATTCAATCATTGCTTTTACTACTTCCTCCTTACAAACCTCGTCCCAATGTTTCCACGTCTTTGCGTGTTTGGCCATTAGGTATTCTGCTATGCTTCTGATTTCTGGTTCGGTCATTTTAAAAGTTTCTTATATTTAATTTTTATGTCGATCAACTCTTGTTTACTATACTTGTAATTCCTTCCGTTATCCTTCATCTGTTCCAGTCGTTCAACAAATTCAAGTCCATATCGTTTTATTAGTCCAGCCCGGTATTCTAAAAGATTTCCACTATGGTAGTCGTTGCATACGCTACATTGTTTATGCACGTTATCTTCATTAAACATTAATCCGCTGAATTGATTTGCTGAGTAATAATGACCTGCATCAAACTGAGGTGTTTTGTAAACTCCGCAACTAATACATGGCTGGTCTTTGTCCCTTTGTCGAATCCATTGTTGAAACACTTTCCTTGCTTCTTGCTCATATTGACTTAGCGTTTTTAATTTTTCCTTTAACTCTTTTTTTTCTTTCTTCCATTTCTTGTTCCTGATCTCATCTACATAAGCTGCTATACACCTTGTGTTTTCCATACAATACTTCTGTAAAAAAGTACGAGGTTTAAATTTTTCCTTGCAGAATTTACAGCGTGGCATCCTCTTTTTTATTTACACTAACAATTTCAAACCATCTTTTTGCAGTTTCAAAAGCCATTAGCCTCATTTGGCTTTTTTCACTTCCATCATTCGGAAATTCATTATCGTTATTCCAAAAGTCCTCTATCCATTCTTGCAGGCTACGATCAAAGCAGCCCATCTTAATGCGCTTCTCTTCTTTTTCTGTTACGTATGGGATAACGATATAACTATATAGGCCATTAAATACGGCAGCATTTAAAATTTTTTCGCCCTGTAAGTATGCACCATGTAAGTATGCACCCTGTAAGTATGCACCCTGTAAGTCTGCACCATGTAAGTATGCACCCTGTAAGTCTGCACCCTGTAAGTCTGCGCCATGTAAGTATGCACCCTGTAAGTCTGCGCCCCGTAAGTCTGCACCCTGTAAGTCTGCGCCCTGTAAGTATGCGCCCCGTAAGTATGCACCCTGCTTTACGGCTTCAACAACAGAGTCCTTTATTGTATTGTTTTCTTTTTCATATTCAAAGAGAATTGACCCGGTAATAAAATGTTTTATTTCTATTTTGATTTTCATATAGTAGTTGTTTTAACGAGTTTTTGTAGTTTTTTACCTTGTTCGATTTTGGAGGAGCAGTCGGGTTTTGGTTCGGGCATTTCCTTTGCTTGGTCGATAAATTTTTGATCTGGCAGCATTTCGTTTAACTCTGTTTTGAATAAATGTTTATCCATCCATTTACGAGCACTTTCGCAGCGAACCTTTATTGATTCAATCGCTTCTTCATCCCGCTCTACTAAGAATGTGAACACCCGGTCTGCTAAAGGGATGTCATAAGTCCATTTGTTGACATCATTGTGAAATTCAAAGAATGGATTATGTTTTCTAAAAAGCCCTAAATCGAATATGTGATTGATTTCAATTTGTTTGCACTTGTCTACATATTCCTGAGGCTCTGTGTCAATAATGTCGTATGAGTATGACAACACCCTTTTCTCGTCCATTATTGCTTTAGCGGTTCCGTTAACCAAACAATAAGCAACTGTGTGTTTTTTTGCGCCCGTCAACATCATGTAGCATTGCCCTTGCCAGTAGTAAGCCTTTTCAAGCGGCTTGTGTTTTGCTCTCAGGAAAGTATGTAGGCTCCATGATGTTTTAGTGTCGATTGTTTCGTCAGCTTTTTCAATTGATTCTCCGATAAAAACGTCGGGCTCTCCAGTTATCCAGTTGTTAGTTAATCGTACATCGTTCTTTTTAAACAGCCTTTTAGTAACCCGGCTCAATGCCGTGATAGCGTCCTCCTCGCACTCATTACCTTTGTCCAAATACTTGCCCGTTATTTCTTCGTGTCGACCGTATTTAGCGGAGGCGAAAACATCGACCAAGTGCGTTTGAGTTCCTTTTGCGATCAATTCACCTTTTTTAGGCTCAACGTCAAGATGATGAAACCCGGAAGCCCTGAATCTTATTTCGTTTGCGTTATTCATTTTTTCCTCCTTTCAATTCTGCTTTACGAGCTTCAAATAATTTAACATCTATTTCGGGATATGTCTCCTGAAGAAGTTCGACATCTTCAATATTTTTACAGTCTCCGATCAACAGAGTAATGCGTTCGTGTTCCTTATTGATAGGTTGAGCCTCTACTATTTCATGGTCAACATAGCTTACGTCCGTTCCATCTTCATTATTAATAGTAGCCTGGTCTGTGGTAACGGCCTTTTGCATTTCAATTGAAAGGGGGGCATACTTTGAAAGCAATAGCTTAATAACCGTTTTAGTGGCCATTGAATCAAAATCAGTATTCCAAAGTCCGTTCTTATTGCCAAACGTCTTTGAGTATTTTACACCATGCTTTTTTAAATCGTCAATGGTCATGTAAAGGGTTTTGTAAAAACCGTTTGTTAACTGAAAAAAAGCGGCATACCCAATTACTGTTTCGCTTTTTTTATCGAAGTCAAACACTATTCCGGTCAACGGATTATTCACAGCAATCTGACCTTCATAAATTGGCGTTGCGGAAATGGTTTTGAATTGACCGGAGCGTTGAGCCAATTGAATAAATCCCTTATATCCTAATTGGAATTGAGCGACTTGTTTTGATTTCCATTCGCCGTTGTTGTCCTGATACTTTTGATTATAAGGTATTATGTAGGCAAACCCCAAATTGTTGTTAAGTGGCAGGTCGAGCGTGGCTGCAACGGCGGCAGCATTATAAATGCTCATTGGGTCTGCTTTTGATAGCAGGGCGTTTGAAGCGGTGATTTGAAGTACGCTTGTAATAAACCCCTGTGCTTTTTTACCTAACATTTCCTGAAATTTCTTTTTAACGTCATCTCGGTTAAAAAGGCTTGCCGTAGTTAATGGCTGTTTTTGAACTTCTGCTGTTGTTTCCATTTGTATTTATTTTTAGTTTATCTTTGTACTGTTTCCAAGTTTATTTTTAGATGGGAGCTGTCGTAGTGGTCAGCTCCCCTCTTTTATTAGTTGAATTTGTCAAATGCTTCAGTTTGCAGGTCATCTAATCCACGTTGCGCTTCTTTAATTGCTTTAGCATATTCATTTCCCTTTTCTGAAATAAAGCGTTTGGTGGCCATCTCTTTTAATTCTTCAAAAGAGTGTTTTACATCAGCCCACTTTCCTATGAGATAATAATTTGCATTGCTTTCGGAGAAATTATAAACTAAGGGATTTGTTTTTTTTGCCGCCTCTGCATCTTTACGAGTCAAGTTACGTAGGCCATCTATTTGATGATAATTTTTATCATAGCAGTAATAATCGCTCTTAATCCCTATGCAAGCTGGGTCAGGCGACTTGTCATCATACCATATTTGAACATGACTAAAATAATTTTCTCTTTTTGAAAGCGAAATCAAATCAAGTATCTCAACTGGTATAGGTGTAATATCATATGCCTCAACACCAACTGACCGTGGGCACAATTGACGAAATACTGCTACCAAAGAATTTTTCATGTGCATAAATGGTATAGGGCTTTTGGTTGGTGTAATTATTTTTGTTTGTCCAGTAAGGCCCAATTCTTCCACATACTTGTTCCATTTATCAAGTTTTTCATTGTCGTAAATCAGCTCTTGTGTTTCTTCAATTACGAATGTCTCTACTACCGTTTTCATTGCTGGGTGATTTTTTTCTGTGTACATTTTGTAGTGGTTTTAAGGTTTAATTATTTGTTTAAGAGAATGCAGACATCAGCGCAATGAAAAAGAATATTACTGCCATTGTCACGTAAGCCTGCCAAGCTCTGCGTTCATCCCATTCGGGGTAATTGTTTTGAGTTTTCATGCGCATATAGATGAATAGTAAGATTGAATTTTGTTTAATTTTCTAACGGCTTCCGCTCTTTGGCTTTCGGATGAAAGAGGGTCTTTCATTATATCATAACACTCGGTTACAATAGCGTCCATTTTACGGGCCTTGCTAAGCCTGTAAGGGCAGGTTGGCTCATATTTCTGTTGTGGTTTAACAAGGTTTGCGCCGTCGATCAGCGCATTTAATTTGCGCTGGTTGACCTGCACAGTCCAGTTGGTTTTCCCGCTCAACATTGCCGGGTTAAGTAAATTGATTTGTTCTCTTGGGTGTCTCATGATGTAGTGGTTTTAGTTATTATTATCTTCAAATTGTTTACACTCTATACAGGCCAGTATGTTTTTGTTCAGGATTCGAGAATGAAAACTGATTAACTCGTTTTCGCTTTCAATGTCCATACAGCAGTTAGGGCACTCGGTAATTGGTTCAGGCACTACCGGGCGTAGCTGGTCGTTGATATGCTGATCGAGGTTGTGGCAGAGGTGGTTCATGGGTTAAGCGATTTGTCTTTTCAAGTATTTGGCAACAATAAATTCTATGTTTTTTGTAATTGTTTCATCGGAATCTCTCAAATTCCACACATCCTTTAATTTTCGATATTGGGAAACTGTCAGATTGCCAAATGTGTACTCGTAAATAGGAGCGTAAGACAGAAATGGGAAAACCTCTTTTGCATTTTGAACGCGTTGCATCAATTCCATTTGATTTGAATCTCCATGTGGAAGTGTTTCATCTTTTAATATATTGTGTTGTAAATAGCGCCGAGTGAAACTATTGCATCTCTTTCAACAAACTTCGCTCGGTGGGCGCTTTCAACCTCTTCGATCAAATCAAGTTGCAATGAGCGTTCTCCGTATTTATCAAAATCATGTTGCATTAATTTGGAGTGGTGTTTTCCTTGTTTCAACAATGTTAAATGCTGCTTAAAACGATGCTTGTATTCACAAGTCTTGCCTATGTAAGATCGACCTGTGCAATTATTTGTTATTTGATAAATAGAATACATTATTCAGCCCTCCATACAGTTAAGTTGTTTCCGTCTTTTCTCAGACAAAACTTCATATCAAGCTTCTTCCCGTAATAAGAGGCCGCTGCATTCACCCTGTTAACTAACTCGTCTGAATATTTCCCGGCAATAAATGACTCATTCACTTTCATTGCCTCGAATGGATATGCGGTCGTTTTCGTTTTTGGTGGAATCGGTGCCGCTTTCCTAATTGTTATTGTGCTTTTCATTTTTAGTTGTATATTTGTTTCTATATAACACTACAAATATATATAGTTATTTATAGTTTAATATAGTTTACTATTAGAAGTTATTAACATTTATAGTAAAATATTGTTAATTGTTTGATAATGAAAGGGAAAGAATTACGAGATGCAATTAGGCACAGCGGAATTCCAATAGCCGAATTGTCGAAGAAGTCAAAAATACCTGAGCCAACGATATACTCCCTTTATAAGAAGGATGAGGTTGAGGCCCATTACCTAAAAAAAAATATCATTGGCTGGATTGCAGTTGAATATAGTCGAAGAAAAAAATGATAAAACCAAACCCCAAAACCCAGAAAATATGACCGAAGACATGAAGGAGATCATTGAGAGTAACAAGCATTACCGGGCGACAATAGACCGCCAATTGGCAATCATTGAGCAGCTAACGGGAATGAACAGGCAGCAAGGAAAAGCGGCCTGAGAATCGTTAAAAAACCACAAAGAGCGCAAACCTACGCAGATAATCAGTTAAAATTATACGTATAAATACCTAATTAACAAAAATATACATAGTAAAAATGCTTAATCATGGATAGCTCAAACTCAATATTAATTATCAGTATTGCCTTGGTGACAGTGATAATCTCAATTATGTTGCTGATTAAAGTATGGACTTTTTTGAGCAATGATAAATATAAGCATGGCTACTACAAGCATTACGATTTAGCCCGGATAGCGGAGATAAGTGCCGACAAACAGGAGGCTGTCAAAAACTACCTTGCTTGCATGTACTTTATAGCTAATTACGAAATCGATGGGATTGATGACTACAAAGCGACAACAATGATAAAAGACAAGTTGAAAAAACTCGAAAGCGAGGTTCCAAAAGATAGCGTTTTCATAAATACCTAACCTTATGACCCCCGAAACAAAAAGGTTTATTGAGGTAATTAACCGCATTATTGAACTAAAAAAGGCAAAGAATGTGAATGAGATAGTTAAAATAGCCAAATTACCAAACTCGACCATCTCCGAGATAAAAAGAGGGTCGGCAGAGCCTTCAATGAAGGTTATACAAAAGCTTGTAATTTCGTTTGGTGTAAATATTAACTATATTGCACTCGGGAACGGGCCTATTTTTATCAATCAAACAGGAAACGCACACGCCCCGCAACCCGAGAAAAAAGACGAAAGCCGGGAAATCGAATTACTTAAAAGGTTAGTTGAAACCCAGCAAGACCTTATAGACTCACTTAAAAAACAGGTAAAATGAAAAAGGCAACTTTCATACTGATTATATCCATCTTAGTGTTTGGATGTAAAAAAAATACTACTCCTCCTGCTAATCAGGTTGGGGCAAATATGTTTAAGAGTGGAACCATAGAGATATGGATTAATTCAAACTACACATTCCCGTATGGTTGGTTCAACAAGAATACAAAGGTTCCATCAACTAAGCCTGGTGTTCAGTATACAAACGTAATAACCAATTATAAAGAGTGGAATCCATCATCTCCATTTGCTGATTCAACGGAGATATACTTCAAAAAGGCATTGGGTGCCGGCGACTACCAAATTTATAGCACATGCAGCAAAAATTCAATAGATTCAACAAAGTACATGAAGGATCAAAAGCAAATATATAACTACATGAAGGTTTCCATTAATGGGAAAACTGTTTTTGAAAATCATGCACCTGCTGATGGGCCAACCAAGAAGTCTTCGTCTAATTCATTTTCATTTACTCTTTATCAACTCCCTTAACCCATAAGTTAACTTCCCGTTTATAACTTCTTGCCACAACCAAACATTTGTAACAATAATTACATATATTTGTAACAAATAATACAAGTATATGTTTGTTGGTTTCGACAAGTTTCTCACTAAAGAAGCGTATCAGCATATTTTTTTCGGCTACATGAATTGCCTGCGCTACAACCTGCCCACTATTTCAATAGAAAAGGGTATTCAAAACTTTATGAAGTACCACAACCTGAACGACGACAACTTTAACGCGGAGTCGGCAAAAGTTACTTATTACCGGATGATTAAGGAGTTTACAAATATGCAGAAGGAGTCGTGATAATTACACAAAATTACACAAAATGGCGTTTTTAAAAGGCAATAAAGGGAAACCAAAGGGGGCTGTAAATAAGGTTACCCAAGACATTCGCATTAAGTTTCAGCAGCTATTGGATGGGATTAGTGTTAATCAGATGCAGGCTGATTTAATGGACATGGAACCGAAAGACAGGATGAATATAATAGCTGGTCTTTCTGAGTATATCATACCAAAGTTGGCAAGGACAACAATTGATGGCGAGGTTTCAATTAAGACAATCAGCGAAACAACGGTATTTTCAGTTAAGCCGAAGAAATGAGATTTAGCGTAATCATACCGTCGTTCCTTGGCGCATACGAAAACGCAGCCTCTAACCGTGACACAAAGATTATCCGGGCAATTGAAAGTGTTTTAAATCAAACATTTGAAGATTTTGAAATATGGGTGGTAGCGGACGGTTGTGAAAAGACATTCAATATTATTGAGGACAAATACATTAATGATGAGCGCATTAATTGCCTATTGATTAGAAAGCAACCTATTTGGTCTGGAGCTCCAAGAAATTACGGAATAAATAAAGCCTCTGGCGACTACATTGTATATCTGGATATTGATGATGTTTTTGGCCCTAATCATTTGGCCATTATTGATAGTGAGTTAACACGATTGAATAACCCAACATGGGTGTGGTTTAACGATATGCTGAAAAAGAAGAAGGTAGAAGGGTTTTATGAAAGGCAAATACTTATCAATCAAAGATTTCAATGTGGCACAAGCAATATATGCCATAGGCAGGACGCATTAGTAAGGTGGGGCGGTTCCGGATACGGCCTCGATGACTGGGGCGTAATACAACAGTTACAGCGATACGGAAACCATGCTAAGATTAAAACGCCGGAGTATATAGTTTGTCATTTACAACAAGGATTGGACGCTTAATGAACCTATACATCAGTCACTATACCGATAGTAACCCGAGGCGCAATGCTGAATTATTGGTGTGCTTGGAAAAAAACATAGCATGTAAGGAGATTAAAAAAATTTATGCAGTTTGCCAAGACGAAACAGAAAGCGCCATGCTAAACAATAAAAAAATAGAGGTTATAATGATTAAGGGCCGGCCAACATACAACATGTTTTTTGAGATCATAAAAAAGACCTCCTCACCTACCGACTGGAATATTATAGCCAACAGCGATATTTATTTTGACAGTACAATCACACAAATAAGCAGGTACAATAAACCGAAAACATGTATAGCGTTAACTCGTTGGGAAGTTAATAACAACGGCTCCATTCATTTTTTAAACAGGGCTGACAGTCAGGATAGTTGGGTATTTGTTGGGCACCCCAATGTTAATGGAGATTTTTATATGGGTCAGCCCGGATGCGACAATGTTATAGCTGATAGGTTTGCAAAAGCCGGGTATCATGTTATAAACCCGAGCCGTACCATAAAGACTTACCACGTTCACTTATCAAACGTGCGAAATTATAATGTGAATAACAGGCTTAGGCCTCCGTATAAACTAATACAGCCAACAGCATGAGAAAACATATTTACGTTAATAACGTCGAGATTATGGACTATAAAGAAACATTCAAAATAGAAGGCGGCTCTGAAATAAGTCTTTCCGAGGCCGCAAACTATCAATGTGGAGAATCTACCGGGTTCTCGTTTGATGCGTTTTATGATGAAAATTTAGGAGGGAATAGGGTCATTGCAGGAGTTATTTCAAAACAAGAAGCTAAACGGTTGGCTGATTTTATTTATTCTAAATTATGAAGCAATTCCCGTACCTGTCAAAAGAGTTGATTATCGAAGGCAATAAGCTATTGAAAAAAAGAGCTATTAAAATAAATGGTAATAAGTTTAAGCAGGATTCAAAAGGTAATTGGTATTTACCGATAAAACAATTATGAAACTACTCCACATAGGTCTTTGCGTTCAACCGCCTCCGTTTAACGGGCTTCAAACCGCATTTATTGACGTGTTGGGCAAGGATAACTATGCGGAAATTTCAACCGGGCATCCTTCGCTTAATTCGGAGGCAATAAAGCTGTTCGACCAATTTAAACCGGATGTGGTTTTCATGCAGGTTCAGGCTCCAGGGATAATCCATAAATCAACAGTTCAGCATTTTGATCTCAATGGAGCTAAGGTAATTAACTGGACGGGAGACGTTCGGCATGATGTACCTGATTGGATGTTATCAATAGGCGCCCATTGTATTAGCTCTTTCAGTAATATGGAGGACGTGAAACGAACACGCAACAGGGGTTTAAAAGCTGAATATTTGGAGATAGGTTACGACCCCTTGATCTATACACCTGAGGGGGTAAAATACGATTCTCCCGAAATTGTTTTCATGGCCAATAACTATGGAAATGGATATTTTCCGTTAAGCAAATATAGGATTGAAATAGTAAACAAGTTAACAAAGTATTATGGAACACGATTTGGGGTTTTTGGTAATGGGTGGACAATGGCCAAAGGAAACGCGAACCACTCACAATCGGAAGAAGCTAAATGGTACCGCGGTTGTAAGATTGCTATTAATTGCAGTCATTTTAATTACGAGCGTTATAGCTCTGATCGGTTGCTAAGAATATTGGGTAGCGGGGCGTTCTGTTTATCGCATCATTATACGGGTATTGAACAAGACTATATCTCATCTGTTCATTTGGACACGTTCAATACTTTGGACGGGTTAGTGAACAAGATAAATTATTATTTGGAGCATGAAGAAGATCGGAAGAAGATTGCTCATGCAGGTCAGCAGTTGGTATTGGGTCGCAATACGTTTAAACATCAGGTTGAAAACATTATAAAAATAGCGAAATGATAACACCCAAAGAACTCGATGGAATTGACATCGAATCAATAAAATTAAATGAGGAATTGGCATTGGAGAATTATATTGACGCAAGGATAAAATTAAATCCACAGGCTTTTACCTACGATATATCGGCCGTTGGTGTTTTAGAATCTAAACTTGGGTGGGAAGATATAGCAAAGCATGTAGTAAACAAATACAAGGAAAACGGATGGATTATTTCAGAATTTGTATGTTTCTTTTCATTCAGGACAAGAGTTGAATTTAAAATAGCAAAACGATGAGAACACTCGGCTTCTTAACAATTCATTACGGCAAAGAATATTTGCGCGAAAGCCTCTTATCCATCCGCGATCACGTTGAAGAAATGCTGGTTGCGTATTCAAAATACCCTTCACATGGTCAACGGGTTAAGCAAGATTGCCCGGACACGGAAGAAGAAATATTCCTGATTTGTCAGGAAGTTTTGGGTGAGAAGCTTATTTGGAGGAGGTCGGATAGTTATGTGAACGAATCCCATCACAGGGATATGAGGTATAAGCATTCGTCAGGGTACGATTTGATACTTACAATTGATGCCGACGAAGTATTTAAAGAAGCAGATATTGCCGGGGCTTTACAATATGCTTTTAACAACAAAGAAAGATATTACGGAATTAAAGGCTACGTAAACTTTTGGCGATCATTTAATTTCGCTTGTTACGATGGTTTCCGTCCTATCCGTATAGAGAATTTACACGCATCAAATCAGCTTCAGAATCTTGAGTGCCCGTTAACTATTTATCATTTCAGCACATGCCAAAGTGAGCCGGTATTAAGATATAAGATGAAAGCTTTCGGACATGCAAGCGAGATACGTCGTAATTGGTTTGAAGAAAAGTATTACGCATGGAGGCCCGATAATCAGATACAGGACATTCACCCTGTATCACTTAATCTTTGGAATGCGGTACCGTTCGATAGATTTCTGCTGCCTAAATATTTACAAAAACATGTAAACTTTACAAAAGAGTTGATATGACATATAAATTTGAGCCAATACAAATAGGTTTGTGTAAAAGAACAACACCAAAGCTTGGGCTTCATTTACATATAGACACAAGTCATAGTTGCGTTGAATCTTATGGATTGTTCATTACTCTTAGCATTACTATTATTTGGAATCTGCGAATTTTTTTAACCCCTTTCGGGTCGATAAAATGGGAAAACTAACAATAGGTAAATACACTTACGGCGACCCAATAAGAAGGGGTAGCATGAACGAAATTACTATCGGTAATTTTTGCTCAATAGCGGAGGGTGTTGTATTCGATTCAGGGTTTCAGCATAACAGTAAAAACATTTCTACATTCCCGTTCAGCACAAAGTTTGAAGGGTGCGAACATTTGCCGAGTCATATAGTTAACAAAGGGAATATTTTAATAGGCTCAGATGTGTGGATAGGCGAAGGGGCCTGCATAATGGGAGGTGTTTGTATTGGTGATGGAGCGGTCATAGGCATGCGATCAATAATAAGTAAAGACGTTGCGCCTTATACCATTGTGGCAGGGGCACCACAAAAGGTTATACGCAATCGGTTTGTTGATGTTGATATTAAACTACTTATGCAAATGAGGTGGTGGGACTGGACGGATGAACACATTAAAGAAGCAGCCCCATTATTAATGTCCGATAACATAGGAAATCTTTACGAATATTTTATAAAAAACGTAGCAAAATGAATCAACAATTGATTGAAGCAGAATACCAAAAAGCCAAAAATACACCCTCGGACATTAATGAGCACATTGAAGTCCTTTATGCCTACGCACGTAAATGCAAAAGTGTTACAGAGATGGGTGTACGTAGCTGCGTGGCTACATGGGCATTTGTTAAAGGGTGCGAAAAATATATAGGGTATGACATGTTTGAACATCCGAATATGCACAAGGTTATTGATGCTTCACCTGATATAGAATTTATTATTGCAGATGTTTTAAAGGTGGAAATTGAGCCTACCGATTTTCTTTTCATTGATACTTTTCACACAGCCTCTCAGCTTAAAAAAGAATTAGAGATACATGCCGATAAGGCTAAAAAATTCATTGGATTTCACGATACCCATACGTTTTGGGAAACCGGAGAGCAACCTTACGAAGGCATGGGTGGCAAAGGTGTTGATTGTGGCCGGGGCCTTCGCTATGCTTTAGAGCCATTCTTAAAAACGCATCCTGAATGGACTGTGGCTTATAAAACAGATCGGAATAATGGGTTAACCATAATTCAAAGAGCATGAAAATACTTGTCGGAATCCCCGTATTATACGGGTACAAACACACACAGGATGCTATCAACAGCGTGTTGAATCAAAAGGATGTTCACTTGCTTATTATTGATAACGGAGCAACCGAAGATTTGAAAGAACTGTTTAAGCTCTACTCTCATTACAACAATTTCACGGTTAAGGTTAATGAGAAAAATATCTATGTTAATCCGGCATGGAATCAGATCATGTACGCATTCCTTAATGATTACAAGGACTATGATATTCTGTGTATTATGAATTCAGATTTAACAATGCAAAATAACTGGTCGGACGTACTCAGAAATCTTTATAAGCACAATCCAAGCGGAAGCTATTGCCCGGTTGTTGTCAGCGATTGCGTTAAGGTTGAGCGGATGAAAGAGGTTAACACAACTTTGGCCCCAAGTCAAACAGTAGAGGAAGGAACCGCAGGCATATTTATTACATTAAGCCGCGAACAATGTGAGATGGTTTACGACATACCTGAAACAATGAAAGTATGGTATGGCGACAATTGGATTTATGGAATGTTGCGAGGAATGGGACACAAAACAATTATACCAAGTAATCTGATCGCATTTCATGGGTTAAGTCAAACGGTTTCAAGGGTTGAAGGTATTGATGACATAATTGCTAAAGATCGACACGAATGGTATAATAATGTTGAACCTTATTTGAACGAATTAATTGCAAAGCGAAATGAATCAAACAGAATACATACATAAAATATCCCACAAAATTGATAGGGAGTATTTATTGCCGATCAATCCAATTAAAGGGTCTGTTATCGTTGAAACCCGCAAAGTAAAAGATATTGGGTTGATAATTAAAAACCATCTTCACTTCATGCCGGCCTATTATGGGCTTACTGTGTTTCATTCAAATATGAATAGCGAATTTATTAAAAACGAGTTGAACGATATTGTTGGAGTGAATTATGCAAACACGGGCGAAACGCATTTAAGCGCAACTGCATATAATTACATGCTTACTTCAGAATGGTTTTGGAAGTTAATACCATATCAAAAGACGCTCATATTTCAAGCCGATTCACTACTTCTTCGTACAGGAGTTGATCTGTTTGATGGATATGATTATTGCGGAGCGTGTTGGGATCACATGGGTAAACAGGTTGGAAACGGAGGGCTCAGTCTGCGAACAAATGAACTAATGAAACAGATTATAAAGAAATTCCAATATAATCCAAATCATCACGGTAATGAGGATGTGTATTTTTCAAAGAATATAGAATCGTTCGGAGGTATAAAACCTTCGTGCGAGGTAGCCAATCATTTTGCGGTTGAAACAATGTACTATGATAGGCCGATAGGATTACACGCAGCGTGGAAGTTTCTTTCTAAAAATCAAATGGACACCATTTATACAAATTCAATTAAAGAACTTTGAAAGAGTTAAATGTATCAAAACCTCAATACGAAATACTCCTATCCACAAAGCAACGTATTCTTTCTTTGGCCGGACAAGGTGGGGGCAAGTCACACACCGGCGGTTTACTTTCTGCCGAGTTCATTGTCAATTACCCACACATAAGGGGTTTCATTGGTGCTAATACATACAGTCAGTTAAGTAAATCAACCTTAGACCGAATATTTACGGTTTGGGAAAAGGATTTTGGATGGGTCAACGGCAAACATTACACGGTCGATAAAATACCTCCGTGGAAACACTTCGGCAGCAAGTTAAAGGATTACGAAGGGACAATATGCTTTAATAACGGATGTCTTTTATTCACCGCTTCCCTCGATAATTACAAAGCTATTGACGGTACTCAATTCGGTTGGGCCATACTTGACGAAACGAAGGACACAAAAGAAGAAGCTGTAAAGGAGGTTATTACTGGACGATTGAGACAAGAGGGATTATGGGTGAAGGACGGAGTTGTTTATACTGATAAAGAACTGGCTATTTCAATTGTCGCTATTGCATGGAACCCGCTTTATATACTAACCTCCCCTGCTAAAGTAGCATGGATAAACGAATGGTTTGAGTTGACAGATAAATACGAAGAAATAAGTAAGCATATATTCAGTAAAACAAATTACTTTTCCCATGAAACAGAAGATAAAAAAGTGGTCATATACTCAACTTACCACAATGAGGATAATTTGCCAGCAAACTTTATTGAGCAACGCAAGAAAGATTTGGCCGGTAGCCCTAATCTCATTGATATGCTTATATACGGCTCTCCTATTGCTAAGTCTGGAGGCGAATTCTTCGCACAGTTCAGTAGATTAAAACACGTTACCAAAGTTCCGTTTTTGCCGGATGTTAATGTACATATTTCGCTCGACTTTAACGTTACCCCTTACATTACCATGACCTGCTGGCAGATCGTAAGGAACAAAGAAATATTTGAGGTGAGGTGCTTTGATGAGATATGCCTAAGTAGCCCCAAAAATAATACCGAGGACTTATGCAATGAACTTATAACAAAACATCTTTCGACAAAAAAAATACCAGGATTATTCTTTTACGGGGACGCCTCCGGTCAAAATAGATCAACACTAAGCAAGGAACATAACTTTCAGATACTTGAACGGGTGCTTAAAAAGTACCTTAACTATAATAGTAACCGGGTTCTTAAACGTAACCCGGCGGTTGTTTCTCAGCGTGATTTTATGAATAAAATATTTGTTGATGGTTTGCCAATAAGAATACTTATTGATGAGTCCTGCAAACGATTGATTACAGATTTCGAGTTTTTAAAAGAAGATTCTGACGGTGGAAAACATAAGACGATGGCCAAAGATCCAAACACCGGGTCGATGTACGAAAAATACGGTCATGCCTCAGATTCGGCCACCTATTTATTTATTTCGGCCTTTGATGATTTCTTTAAACCTGATAAATAGTTACCATTATTTACAAATATTTGTATTTTTTTGCTATACTTTTACAACAAAATTGCTAAATGACACCCGAAGAACAATTTATCGAGGCTCAGGATATTATCGTTGATACGATAACCAATAAGTTAACTCACCAATATTACAAGCGCGTAACGGATTATGCAGATAAGTTAAAGAAGCTTATAACGGGTGAAGATATTGATACTTTGCTTAAAAAGTTTGTTCGGCGTGAGGATGATGTTATGTTTAAGCAGCGTTGTGATTTAACCCATGCTATTACTCCGGCGGTATCTGCTTCGTTAATGACTCCGTTTTATAAAGTGGGCAGATCAAATAACATTATTCTTAAAATAGATTTTGAGGGCTCTAAAGATAATACTTTTGAAGATAAGAAAAAAGAGGTGCTGGATGCAGAAATGAAATATAATGGCGATAAGTCATTGCACCGGTATCTTGAAACGCGGTTGGTTGAACTAAACTTCTCAGACCCCAACTCTTTTATCGTTACCGAATTTGATGAAGTACCACATGGGCCACAAGGTCAACTACTCGAAAAAGTAGACCCGCGTCCGTTTGAGGTAAGCAGCCACGAAGCCATAAATTATTTTTATAAAAACAACATACTTCAATGGCTTATTGTTAGACAGGACTGTATTTATTATGACGATAAAGATGTCTCCCAAAAGGGATATTCCTATACTATTTATTACCCTGATATAGCAATTAAGTTCACCCAAGTAAATCTGAATGATGATCGTATGGCTATTGGCCAAACTATCAAATTAGAGGTTGAAGGTGAGTTTTATACATACATGCGAATTGATAAAGAGCGTGTGTTTCAGATTGAAAACTTTGCATATAACGCCGGCCGGGTTCCGGCTGTTCGTGTTGGGTATAAATTAGACATCGGAACAAATGGAGCCACGATGGTTAGTCCTATGCACGATGCCTTGTGTTACTTTATGAAGTCGATTAAGACGGTTTCGGAGTTTGATCTGACAATGGCACTTCATGCGTTCCCTCAGAAGTTCCAATACGTTAATCGTTGTTTGGGGGTTAATAATTTGGGCTGTAACAATGGAACTACTAATGACGGCGGGACTTGCTCAAAATGTAACGGCACCGGTTTCGCGTTACATTCAAGCGCACAGGATGCGGTTGTAATGAGAATACCAAAAGACAAGGATGAATTGATAAATCTTGAGCAATTAGTCCATTACGAATACCCCCCAATTGACCTGCTTAAATTTCAGGATGATTTTATTTCTGAGTTAGAACAAAAGGCTATCCGGGCGGTATTTCACCAAAAGGATATTTCACAATCAACCGGAACAAAGACGGCTACCGAAATGGATTATGCTTATGAAGATGTGTATGATACACTATTTCCGTTTGCGGAGAATTTCAGTAAGGTTTATAAAGACATTTTAACTGTTATAGCAAAATTCAGGGACATTTCAGATATTATTATTATACACCGGTTCCCTAAAGATTTCAAATTCAAATCAACAGACGAATTACTTAATGAACTGAAACTGGCCACAGAATCAGGAGCGCCCGGGTATATAAGACAGGAATTATCGGTAGATATAGCATCACAGCAATACACAGATAAGCCGGAGGAATTAAATCGCATATTGACTAAGCAAAGATTTTTCCCGTTCCCGGACAAAACGCCAACTGAAATAAATTTCATCATTTCAAGCGATCTGACCACTAAATACAATAAGATTTTGTACGCCAACTTTGATAATATTTTCTTTAAGCTGGAGAAGGACGCAGAGGAAAAACAGCTTTATTTCTACGATTATACACAGGCCTTACAACAGGAATTATTGACAAAGGCTGTTAATGACATGATAGCAGAGATTGGTGGGGAGCAAACAATAGCGGCAACTTTTATTGATTCAAATGCGTCAGTTTAATGACACGTCAACAATTAGCCGACTTACGGGAAGATTTTCTACACGAACGAACAGCCCTTCTAAAGAGACGGGTTACGGCCGCGGAAGCGAAGCTGTACGACCTAATCTTTAGTCGGGTTGTTTCTGACTTTGAAACGGAAGGTGGTAAGATAAATTCGAGTAACGCGAATATTGACATTACCAACAGGCTTAACGCCGTTTTTAAAGACTTCAATACAACCGAATACGCAAGTGTTATAAAGCAATTTGCAACAGACATGATGCAGATACAAGTTAACAACGATTTGTATTTTAAAGTTATTGAGAACGACACCAAGAAGCTGAACAAGGTATCGAAGGAAATAAATTCAATCATGCGTAAACGCATAGGTGTTAATCCTGCGGGAGAATTGGTGAAGGATGGTTATTTAGACAAACTTATAAAGGATAACACGTTATTAAACAAAATAAAGCAGCAAACATATAAAAGCGTTACGTCTGGTGTTCCACTCAAAGATTACCAGGCGCAAATAAAAACGCTGATAACCGGAACTGATAAGGTAGACGGCGGTTTGCAGAAACACTTCAATACGTTTGCTTACGATGTATACGGATCGTTTGACAGAACAACTCAGGTTTTATACGCCTCAAAATTAAATCTGAGAGCATTTATCTATGCTGGTGGAAAAATTAAAACATCTCGGACTTTTTGTATTAAAAACAATGGCAAAGTGTTCACTATTGATGAGGCAAAAAAATGGTCTGATATTTTAGATGAACCGGATGGCCCGCAATGGGGTAATGATGGAGTTTATGAGCCTATGCAAGACCTTGGGGGCCGGAATTGCCGCCACCTCCCAAATTTTATTTCTAACACAGAGGCCATAAATCGTCGACCAGAGTTAGCTTCTGTACTATCTTAAACTGATTTCCAACACACCTTATTGATTATATCTGATACATGCCTTTCATTTATTGGCAATTGAAGGATCTTCAAAATCTTTCTCCTTGAAACTTTAAAGTGAGCAAGCTCTCTAATTCTTAGCACATCAAATTCACCGATCTTTG